CCTCTTAAATTCATCCTATACTTAGAACCTATCTCTTGTTGTAACATAATCAACTCATTTAAATACATTCCGTTTGATGGAATACGACTATCCAATTCTTGATGGGCAGGACAAGTTCTTGTGTCTTTACCGATTATTAAACTATACTTAAACTGCACTCCCATCCTTCCTTCTGCTCTTTTATAACCTCTTAACCTACCTTCATTAGCTATTTGATTAATCTCAGTTCTTGCTATCCTTGTAAGTTTGTAAGTCTCCCCAATTCCTACTTGACGCATGTTTTGAACAATCGTAGGAATGCTGCTACCTTGTGCAATGCCAGCCATTATAGCTGCATTCATCTTTTCAACAAGAATACTTTGAAATTGATTATATGCATTAAACAAAGCACCTTCATTCTTCAATAAATTAAGAATATCTAAATCGTCCAACTTTAAATCTGGAGCCTTAGGTGCTGTCTTTTGTATCCCTTTTATCTCACCATAAGCTGAACTATAACCATTTCTAAATGCAAAATCCATGTCGTCCATTATTGCATCACGCATACGCTTTGCTAACATTATTGCAATGTCGTTTACTTGTGTGCGTAATTCGTCGTAAGTTCTTATTTTTTCTAACTGTTTAAGTTCTTGTACAAGGACTCCTCTGAGTTCTCGTGCAGCCGATTCCATGTATCCAGAGGTTCTTTTAGCTCCTCGACCTCCAGCGACTCCTGAGAACTGCTTCGAAAATCCTGACGCACCACCTCTGATTGTTGAGGAAGTACTAAGTTACCATCACCATCCAAATCCATCTCCACTCCTACATTCTGCATCTGGGTTAATATCTGAGCTTTCAAATTCATATTGTTCAAATATTTCGTTTCATCCTTTTCATTAATGTCGTTAAATCTAATCTTCCATGTGTCTACTTCCATAAGTTTCAACAATGGTTTTAGGAAACCCATCTCTACACATTGTTGTGTTTCTCGGATAGTCCTGTCAAATATTGTAATCTGCTCGCCTTCTGAATTAAGTCCACCTACTCCTGCCATCTGACCGACAACTAAAGGCATGACTCCATACGAACCGTTTATGTCGTTGTTAATACGGTCCATGTAAGGGAGCATCATCAACTCATCCATGTTAGGCATAACTGGTACAAACTTCGCCGTAGAACTTGCATCCCTACTACTTAAGATAGGAATAAAGTTCGGATTACGTCTTGTCTCCTCTGCAATATACTCTCCTAACCTATTCAATGATTCCTCATCGTGGCCAGGCACATCTAAGAAACCTTTAGGTGGCCTCTCCAGTCTATAGATTTTGTTTTGAAATGACTCTATGGCCAATGCTGTTTCGATTTTTTTGGAAAGACCTATAATTGGCGACTGCCCATACAAACGAGCATTCGCACTGTATTTGTTAAAATGTATAATCTCATCACGAGCAAACGGTATCTTACCATCCTCGCTTTCATAATAGTAAGCCATGTTTTCTAATTTTACACCAGATGTCGGATTAGTTTCTCCACCCATAAACTCCCTAGTTACTGGGTCAAACAGTTCTTCGCCCTCTATAAATCTACCAAACGCATCAACATTGAATCTCATATGCTTTGCATCTTCTACCCAAAGCTCCTTGACTACTTTACCAGAAACACTGCCATCTTCACTGGCCATACGGTCATATACAATACTGACCCAACAGTCATCAAACACTTCCAACTGCCTTATCATTGCTTTGAAAAATTCTGAACCATTTATGTCTGCACTGCCGTTAGTAGGGTCTCTTAACAAAGACTCAACTTGTTTCCTTTGGTCTGCATCTCCTTCCTTGCCAATAGCATGGTATTCCCATCCTTTAGCGACCGACTGTGATGCTATCCTTGTAATTACAGTTCGTAAATGAGAATACCTATCGGCTAACAGTTCTAAATAATGCTGGTCAACAGCAGGAAGTATAGAATTTCTGTAAGCCCTATCTGTACTTACTCCAGAATAAACAGGAGTCCTTGCTTCCTTCTCTAAACGGCGACCATCGTCAGACACCATACGCTCTAACGCAGATGCTTTTCTAACTGGCTTGCTTCTGAATCTGTCAAATATTCCCATTAAATTCTCCTAGATTCCAAGACATGCCGATGCCTGTGTATATAGTCTTCGATAACTGGTTCTAACATCTTCGATACTGGCGTCTCCTTGACCTTTGCCAATGTCTTTAAGTTTTGTTTTGTCTCAACTGAGATTCCCCATAATTCCATTCGGGTTCCAGAGCTGGGTGAACTTGTCATCTGGATTCCCAGTGAGTCTGCTTAGTATATATGTCTTTCTGTAAGGGAGATATGTCCTGCCTTACATGTAATCCCATCGAGTGAAAACTAACTGTTTCTTTTCCAAAACATGCACACATAACTCACACATCCATAGAGCCATGACTGCATCGGGCGTATGTCCCTCTAGCCTTCCATGTTTACCATAAATCAACCTACTCAAACCGTCAACAAGTTTTCTCATTCCAGGTTTGGAACTCTCTCTGGCTTCCTTATTCCAAGGTATGAAATATTTGCCCTGTTCCATAGCCAACGCAATCCTAGGAATACCAACATCATGCTTGTGTTTCTCTCTTCCTGTGTTGTGACCTTCAACTGGCATGCCATCTAACTGCTTTGCAGTATGTACAACCAATCTCTGATAACCATTAGACTCTACCATAATCTTATCTGGTTTAAACTTGTCAGCAAGACTCTTCATCGTAACTACCTGCGCCTCTAACCAACCCGCACCCTTAGCTCTTATCTTACCACTCCAACAATACAATACCTTGCGCTCTAACGTAACTCGATTGTAAGCCATTACCACATAAGCCGTCTCGTCATTCTGACTGTCCATTCCTACTGCTAAATCAACTCCCATAGTTACAAACCAATCCTGACCGCGCTCTGGCAAACCCATCTCCATGCCTTCTTTCAAACATGGCTTCAAAACTTCGTGAGGTATAACTGCACTCTCGGGGTCCAATGGATTTAACATATACTCAGACTCAAAAGCCCGACTTCCCATTGTCTCTCGCTCTTTGTCTAACCTTTCTTGGTCCCAATATTCTGGCCAACGTGGAGTACCATCCTCTAACAAAGCAGGATGACGAACTGAGTTCCATTGACTGTTCTGCTCAGCCCAATCTGTAGCATCTCCTACCCTCTTTTGCGTTCCTACCAATAACATCTTTGCCTTAGGCAATCTCATAGGCATCACGACCCTCTTAATGTAGTGAATTACCTTTTCATCAGTCATGTTAGGAAACTCTTGTAAGATATCATCCAGAATAATCATGTGAACGTGAGGACCTTCCAAGGCTTTACCAATACTTGCAGCGTGAACCCTACTTCCATTGTTGAAATACTTAGCACCCTTACGCCAAGTCACCTTGTCATCATCAGTTTGTGATTTCATAAAAGAATTAAGACGCCAAGAACGCCGACATATTTCTTCAAACTGTTCTAACTTATCCCAAGCCTGTTCCAACGTTGCTGACAAATAAAGCGCACGGTAATTTGGCTGCATCGCCATCTGATAAGCCAACGCACTCAATCCCCAAGACGTCTTCAAGTGACCTCTTGCACAAATTATCGAAGTGTGTGTGCCTGCCTCAAAAGCATCTGCCCACTCTGCATGCATCTGTCCTAAAGGGACATATTCTCCAGGCTCCATCTCCATATAATGACGCAATACATCGTCAATAAACGCCTCTAAAGTAAGAGGTGTACTCTTTAATGTGTTTAAAGCACCACTAATCGCTAAGTTCAGCAGCTTGTCGTCGATTCCTTTTTTCGATTTCGTCATAGTTAAGGCTAAATTCTATCATTTTTGGCGGCGCATCATAGAAATCTATGAACTGTACCAACGTTTGCATGTCCTCGGTCTCTTTTATAACTTTGCCATCCTTGAAAATACGAATCATTCGTCTAATTCCCTCAACCAACGCTCACCATCAAAAGTGTAAATGTCAAAATGCTCTTTATGCTCAAACCTAGGTATCATATAACACTTAGATACCTTATCATCACTGTCATAATGTGTTTCTCCCACTGTTTTACTAGGAAACTTCTCCGCCAATAATAAATCCTTAAGCTTTTCAGTCTCTATTAACCAAATCTGCTTGTCTGATACGTTTACTAGGTAATAAACAAAGTACTTTGCCTTCGTAACACTAATCCCACTAGACTTGCCACGACATTTGTACTCTATTGCCATGTTTCCTGACCCTCCTTTGTCCCAATCCTGCTCCCAAAGGTCAGTTTTAACCTCGTAAGTAATCAAATTAACGTCTTCATCCTCAAAAAGAAGGTCATATGCACTAGTGTCATTGTCCTTAATGTACTTTTGTCTTAATGTCGATTCAATGAAAAACCTAATTACCTGTTCACCCTTCTTTCCGTCCTTCAAATCCTTCTCAAAGTTATAATTCATATAAAAGATAATATGTCCTTTGCTATATAAGTGTACCTATAGCAATAATTCCTTAGAAAACTTCTGATTTGCATTCACAACTCGTATTTCTAACGGATACATGTACTGTTTCTTCAAAATAGAGTCACTTCCTTCCGTATTTACGACCTCATACACTATTCCTGCGTCAGCATCTATTACATCTGCCCTCAAACCACTCGGTTCAAACACCGCTTCAGTATAAAACTCGTGGTCCCACTCCTTCAACTGCTTGCAAATCGCAAACTTCATGTCAATATGAGCCTTAGTCTCGTTCCTACTCCATCGCATAGCGTTTCTATTGCGATTACTGGTCCTTAAAAGTCTCGAAACATGGTTTCTTTGCTCCTGTACACTGTATCTACCCATTTATCTGACTCCTGCATGCCTTGCAATTTACCTCATGGTCCTTGTCTGTTGCCATTACATTCATCAAACCCTCTGCCGTACTAGCATAACGACCACACAAAGTCCACTCCGTGTCTCCCATGTACTTATGGATAATCCTATCTCGCTTTCGCATGTAATCTCTAGCCACGGTTACCTACCATGTCACCTATTATCGGCGTAACTCTACCGTGCCTATCACATGTATGACAATTCAACGTAGGACGACCTGTTTTCTTAACACTATAAATAAAATCAGACTCTTTCAATGCCCGATGTTCTACTTCCCACATCTCAGGACATCGATGACAACTAAATCTCCACTTCATGACGAAGCCCACTCCTGAAACTTAGCCTCTAACTCCTCTCGCATACGCTTGACCTCAGCAGTACTTGGATACATACCA